AGCTAACGATATTATCTCTGACGAGTTTGCTTCCATACCTCGTGATATTTTTGAAACCGTTGTGGCAGGTTTTGCTGCGGTAAGCTCCGACCCAATTGAAAACGTCAAAAAGATCGCAGCAAAAAAGAAGGCCGCAGAACTAGGCATTGAAATAGAAGAAGAAAACGAAAACGTATTAGAGAAGAAAAACAACCAGATCATATTATCGGGTACTGCCTATTACGACTTCAACCATTTTGCTGAGTATTGGAAAAAATGGAAATCCATAATCAAAAGTCAAGGTAAGGAAAATAGACTTAGGGAGATATTTGGAGAAGATCCACCAAAGGACTTCAACTGGAAGGACTACTCAATCATCAGAGTCCCTTACGAGCTTTTACCAGAAGGCTTCATGGACGCCTCACAGGTCGCTAGATCGAAGGCGACGGTTCATGCTGGAATATATCAGATGGAGTTTGGAGCGTGCTTTACACGCGATTCTCAGGGCTTCTTTAAGCGTACCTTGATAGAGAGCTGTGTCACCAGCGACGACGGCAAGATAAAAGACTCTAACGGAAAAGAAATATGTTTTCAAGCTCAACTTAGAGGCGATAAAGACAAAAGATATATCTTTGGTGTTGACCCAGCTTCCGAAGTAGATAACTTTAGCATTGTTGTAATTGAAGTAAACTCTGATCATAGACGTATAGTCCATTGTTGGACCACAAATAGAGAGCAGCACAAAGAGAAGGTTAAAAGCGGTTACTCTAAAGAGAGCGATTTTTACGCCTATTGCGCTAGGAAAATCAGAGACTTAATGAGGATCTTTCCCTGTGTTCACATTGCGATGGATGCTGGCGGCGGAGGTATTGCAGTTATGGAATCCCTACACGATAACGATAAAATACAAGAGGGTGAACTTCCAATATGGCCAGTAATAGATGAAGACAAAGCAAAAGACACTGATGATCATAGAGGTTTGCATATCCTTGAAATGTGTCAGTTTTCAAAGTATGACTGGTTAGCTGAAGCGAATCATGGTTTAAGAAAAGACCTTGAAGACAAGGCGTTGCTTTTTCCAATGTTTGACACCATAAGTTTAGGTATTGCAAATGCTGAAGACGGCCTAAAAGGTCGAACTTACGACACCCTCGAACAATGTGTTATGGAAATAGAAGACCTAAAAGACGAGCTTACCATGATACAGATCACACGGACGGCTACAGGAAGAGATAAGTGGGATACTCCGGAGACGGTTATTGGCACAGGAAAGAAGGGCAAACTAAGAAAAGACCGCTACTCTTCTTTGCTGATGGCTAATATGGCGGCTAGGACGCTCTCCAGAATACCTCCTCCAGCAGAATACAATTTTTATGGAGGGTTTGCTACAGTTGAAAAAACCGATGCTAATGGGGAAGACTACTCTGGCCCCAACTGGTTTACGGATAACATGAAAAATCTGTACTGATTGTGTATAATACAATAGCAATTATATTACAATCAAATTACTTTCTAGGGTGAACCCAAACATGTCACAAGAAGACTCTTTTATAACGTGGAACGACTCTGACCACACAAGCAAAGCTAAGGCTTTTGACTCATTTTCTGATTCAATGGAGTCTTATGAAGGTATCTCTAAAGGATATCACAGAGATTTTCTAGACATTGAACCTAACAGGTCCGTTCGACCTCAGTTTGGAAGAAACGACTACAATGCGTTCAGACCAAACGAAGCAACACCAAGAAAGCAAAAGCGAGCAATCAAGCTTTGCATGGATGCTTACGAGAAGGTGGGAATAGTAAGAAATGTAATTGACCTCATGGGAGACTTTGGTTGCCAAGGAATAAATATTGTCCACGAAAATAAGAGTGTTGAAAAATTCTTCAAGCAATGGTTTAAAAAGGTAGACGGCAAAGAGCGCTCTGAAAGATTCCTAAACAACCTGTACAAAACTGGGCAAGTTTTCGTCTACAGAAGCTATGCAAATATAACCCCAGAGATCAAGAAATATATGAGGTCGATGGCGAACGACATCAGATTAGAACTTCCTGTAACTTTAGAGAATGTTGTTCCTTGGAGATACAACTTCTTTAACCCCCTCAATCTTGATATGAAGAATGGGTCTATCAATCTATTTCTTGGTAGAAAAAATTACGAGCTGTCTACAAATACGTTTTTTGATAACTTTAAAGACGGCTCTGTTCCAGCAAAAATCATGGAGACCCTTCCTCCAAATGTCAAAAATGCAATTAAGTCTGGACAAAGGAAAATAGAGCTAGATCCAGACAGGCTAAGTGTTCACTATTACAAAAAAGATGATTGGCAGCAGTGGGCGTACCCACTTACCTATGCGATCTTAGACGATATCATCATGCTTGAGAAAATGAAGTTAGCCGATCTTTCCGCTTTAGATGGGGCTATTTCTAATATCAGACTCTGGACTGTCGGTAGCTTAGATCATAAAATACTCCCCAATAAGGCGGTTATAAACAAACTTAGAAACATCCTCGCTAGTAATGTTGGCGGAGGAACGATGGAACTCGTTTGGGGTCCAGAGCTTTCTTATACAGAGTCTAACAGTCAGGTGTACAAGTTCTTAGGCTCAGAAAAATATCAGTCTGTTTTGAATAGCATTTACGCTGGTCTTGGTGTTCCTCCCACGTTAACAGGAATCGCTGGCCAAAGCGGAGGATTTACAAATAACTTTATATCACTAAAAACACTGGTCGAAAGATTACAGTATGGTAGGGACCAACTCACAAAGTTTTGGGAAAAAGAGATTGAGTTTGTAAGAAAGTCTATGGGCTTTAGGAAGTCAGCACATGTGGTTTATGACCAGATGAGTTTATCCGATGAATCTTCTGAGAAACAGCTATTAATCCAGCTCGCAGACAGAGATATTATTAGCCACGAAACAGTATTAGAAAGATTTAAAGAGATACCCGTCGTAGAGAAGGTTAGATTAAGCAGAGAGGGAGGAGACAGAGAAGCCGAGAAGATTCCTCCAAAAGCAAGCCCATTTCATAATGCAAATCAAAAACTTGACATCGAGAAGATGGAAAAACAAACTGAGTTAAATGAAAAGCAGAAAGAGAAAGAAGCGACTAAGCCTCAACAGCAAATGACAAACGAAGAAGGTCGTCCACTATTTAAAATGGATGAGGAGCCTAGAAAGCAACGGGTTGACACGCCAAAGTCGAAACCCGGAGTTGCAGAGCTTTTTGTTTGGGCTACTGGCGCCCTCGAAAAGGTCAGCATCCTATCTCAAGGATACATACAATCTAAAGGAAAGACGGACATGAGACAGCTAACCAGAGATGAATCCCAAGAGCTAGAAAATCTAAAACTATATGCCTTCCTAAATCTTGATCCCCTCTCTAAGATCACTCCGACATCTATATACAAAGCCATATCCTCAAAGACTAGCCCTCTGTTCTCAGAGTTTAGCGAAATCAGGGGCAAATCGTCCAATCTTCAAGACTACAAAAATCATGTCTTAGCTAAGTACGTGGAGCATATTTCACGTTAAAATACATGTTTTGACATTTTTTTTATTTTTTTGTGTATAATCTTCTGAGGTAAAATTATGACGATAAAAATATTTCAAAAAGAAATTGAAGACGGCGTTGGCGAGCTTGTTAAAAGCACCGCTAGCGTTGCTTATTGCTCCCAAGCTACAGTTAACACAGCGACTAAAGATGCAGTGATAGACAGCATCTCTGATCGTGAAGTTTTAGACAAGGTTTTAGCTGAAAATAAAGACCAAATAGATTTATACTACCTCGAATCTGTGTTGGTTTCTTGTGGCTGGAACAAAAACGACGACGTGTTTATGCCGGAGGATACTTGGGCAGCTAGAAACACTCCAGAGGACAAGCAATTCAACTTTATGCACGATGAAAATGATATTATCGGGCATATTACCGGAAGTTATATTCTCACTAAAGACGGTAAGGCTGTCGCAGAAGATGAAGCGGAAATGCCAGAAGACTTTGATATCATAACTCAGGCTGTTTTATACAACAGTTGGACCGGTGCTGAAAATCAAGAGAGAATGAAAAAAATTATTGCTGAGATCGAAGAAGGCAAATGGTACGTTTCTATGGAATGTCTGTTTGCCGGTTTTGATTATGCTCTAATTGGGGAAGAAGGAAGCGCCAAAGTTCTTGCTAGAAATGAAGAGTCCGCTTTTCTGACCAAGCACCTAAGAGCTTATGGCGGAACAGGTGAATACCAAGGGTATAAAGTCGGTAGAGCATTAAAAAATATATCTTTTTCAGGTAAAGGTTTAGTTGCTAAACCCGCCAACCCTAGAAGTATAATTATTAAATCTGTCGCATTTGAGGTAGATCAAAATTCTAATTTTAACATAGGAGAATTAACTATGGCTGAAAACCTTTTAGAGAAGCAGTTGGACGATGTTCGTGCTGAACTTGCTTCCGCAAAGGCAGAAAACGAAGCGATCAAAGCCAAGATTGAAGAAGCTAAAGACAAAGAATTTGCTTCTCAGGTCGAGGCGTTTGAAAACGCAATCGAAGAAAAAGATTCTAGCATTGCAGAACTCGAAGAAAGCATCAAGAGCACTCAGGCTCGCGTTGCAGAACTCGAAGACGCACTTGCTCAGTCTCAAGAACAGCTTTCCGTCGCTATGAAAGAAATGGAAGAGCAAAAGAAGAAAGCTCAAATGGAAAAGAGAAAGGCTGCTCTTGCTGAAGCGGGCCTTAATGAGGAAGAAATCGAAGATTCTCTAGCGAACTTCGACGCATTGGCTGATGAAGCTTTTGATTCTGTTATCGCACTTATGAAAAAGAAAGCAGATATGCACGGCGACAAGAAAAAGAAAGACGATGAAGCCGAAGCTGCGATGCCTCCTGAATTGAAGGAAGCAATCGAGAAGAAAAAGAAAGAGAAGGAAGCAAAAGCTGATGAAGAAGAAGCTGAAGCTGAAATCTACGAAGAAGACTTCAAGGAAGTTGAAACTTCTGAAGCTACTCTGGTAGAAACCGAAGTAGAAGATGAAATGGAAACTACCAGAGCTAGCGTAGCTAACTGGTTAGAGAATCACGTACTTAACAAGTAATTTAACAGGAGATTTAAATCATGGCTCTTAAAGCAGATAGATATGAAGAATCAACTGACATCAGCTTCTTCTACGACGCCGGTGAAGCTACTCGTGGTGGTGTTGTAGTTTTAGATGATCAAGGTTTGGCTTCAGGTGCAGCACTCGATCAAGGTGAAAATCTTGTCAAGTATAAAGCTGCCACGAAAAATGACGTTCCAGTTGGTATCCTCCTTAATGACGTTGTCAACAAGGACTTGACTAGAACCCATTTGAACCAATATAAAGACGAAGTTCAGAAGGGTGGTAAAGTTACCGTTTTGACTCGTGGCTGGGTTATTACCAATAACATCCTCGGCACACCAAAAGCAGGTGAAAAAGCTTACGCTGTTGGTGAAGGTGTTGGTGCTGCAACCGCAGGCTCAATTTGTAATGCTACGTCATTCCCAGCAGCTTCTGGTGCGCTTTGCATCGGTCGCTTCATGTCTCGTGCAGACGCAGATGGGTATGCCAAAGTTTATGTCAACCTTCCTCATAACGCGTAATTAATCGCCCAATAAAAGGAGATAATAATATGTCACTTACAGAAAGACCTAGCGATGAATTTATCTCATTGCTTAAGAAATCGGGCGATAGCGATCAAAATGTCGCTTACGCTGCCCAGAGAGAGTTTGCTAAAGCTCTTGAACTTCCTTTGCGTAAGGGTGTTCTCGTTGGCAACATTCTCGGGAATATTTTTGAGACTATCAATGTCGAACCGGGAGCCTCTACTGAGTATCCACTCGATTTGATTTCTCCGGGACTTGAAGGTGAGCATGTTGCTTACACTAATCCCGGTCACGGTCGCGTCCCCGAACGTGCAATCGAGAGCGACTACGTGATGATTCCAACATATAGCATCACTAGCAGCATCGACTACTTGCTTCGCTATGCTAGAGAAGCCCGTTGGGACATTGTTGGCCGTGCTATGCAGGTGCTGGAAGCCGGATTTGTCAAGAAGATGAATGACGACGGATGGCACACTATTCTTGCTGCTGGTGTTGATCGTAACATTTTGGTTTACGATGGTGACGCCACAGCAGGTATGTTCAGCAAGCGATTAGTATCTTTGATGCAGACTGTTATGCGCAGAAATGCTGGCGGTAACACTGGTTCTGCTAATCGCGGTCGTCTGACTGACCTTTACGTTTCCCCAGAAGCTCTGGAAGATGTTCGTAACTGGGGTCTTGATCAGATCGACGAAGTAACTCGTAGAGAAATCTACACCGCAGCAGAAGGTGGTGCTCCAATCACCCGTATCTACGGTGTTAATCTCCACGATCTCGATGAGCTTGGAGAAGGCCAAGAATACCAGACGTTCTTCACTGACGGTCTTGGCGGTTCTGTTCAGGGTAATGACCTTGAATTGGTAGTTGGTATTGATCAGGGAGCTAACGATAGCTTCATCATGCCAATGAAGCAGAATGTAGAGGTCTTTGAAGATCCTACTCTCCACCGTCAGCAGAGAGCTGGCTACTACGGGTTCGCTGAACTTGGGTTTGGTGTACTTGATAATAGACGAGTCATTCTTGGCTCATTCTAATATCTAAGTCCATTAGTAACCACAAGAAGAGTCACTGCCATATTTTTGGTAGTGGCTCTTTTTTGTGTATAATACTATGTAATCGCAATCTTATTTAGGACTTTACTAGGAGTTTTATTATGGCAGCTTTATCAGATTATTTAGAATCTGGCCTACTACACCACTTATTTAGGAATGGTTCGTTCCCAAAACCAACCAATATAGCAATAGCGTTGTGCAGTGGTGTTCCAAGCGACTCAAATACAGGCGTTTCACACTACCAAGCGGGTGGTGCTTATGACGCTACATACCTACCAGAATTGCCTTCAGGCGATGCAAATGGTAACTTAACAGGATATGCCAGAATAAGTTTAGGTAATCCATCCTCTGAGGGTGACGGAACTTGGACTTATAGTATAGATGATCACAACGCTGGCAGCGGACTGATTAAAAACACAGATTCATTAACGTTTGATGTTGGTGACGCCTCCGCAGCCTTAGTTGACTGGGGATGGGTTTCCGGCATAGCAATTGTAGACTCTGGAGAATACGGAACAGGAAATCTATTAATGCACGCCGCTTTAGATAACCCAAGAGTAATATACGCTGGCGATACTGTAAAATTTGACATATCAACATTGCAAATAAGCTTTAAATAAATATACAAAGGTTTGTTAAATGATTCTAACCAAGTCAGACTACCTAGCTAAAATAAACGGTCTGTTACCAGACAATTCAACTCAGCAGATTTCCCCCGAAGACCTCAGAGAAAGCCTTACTGATTTAGTTGATTCTGTACATCTTTTTTTAGATGGCAAAGAGATAAACACTGCAAATTTCTCTTCGCCAGATTACAGGACAACATTAGGTGGAGACTTAGCGTTAGAAAAAATAAACTTAGTAAATAGACTCAGCATTGATAACACTGCTTTTGGTTATTATGCTCTGGGCGCTAATTATGTAAGTAGCGGAAATACTGCCCTAGGGTCTTATGCTCTTGGCTGCAACCTAGATGGGACTCACAATGTTGCCGTTGGACTAAATGCTCTTGGTGGCAACGTAAAGGGGTCTGGAAATGTTGGTATAGGTAACTTCTCCTTATTAACGAATAAGCATGGTAGCTACAACATAGCTATAGGTCATGGAGCTGGTCATTATGCACACTCTGGCATAAACAGCGACACAAATAGCTTTCAATTCTTTCTAGGTGCATATCCCGGCTTTGAGCAGGATCATACTTGTGATATTGTCGATAGCTCGGGAGCAAGACCTCTTCTTTATGGAAAGCTTGACGACTTATTACTTGGGGTAGCGGTTCCCTCCACCCACAACGACGGGGGAACACTACAGGTTTCTGGAGACATAACTCCTTTTACCAGCGGAGAAAGCAACCTAGGAACTTCCAAGTATGCTTTTAACTCTGTTAATGAAGTCGTATATTTCTCCGGAGGAAAAGTAGGATTAAACACTGACGCACCTTCTGGCGATTACGGGGTTATGACATCTAAAGGACATATAGTCCCTCATGAAGACGCTAAATGGTCTTTAGGTAATAAGGTCTTAAGATGGGACGGATGGTTCAACGACTTAGTTGTTAGTGGTCAACTTCACGCAAACGATGTTAACTACAATCATATCAATGAGTGTTTGTACGATTGCAAAACACTACATCTTGCAACTAGTGGGTTTTGTGATCCAGACGACATGGGCTTTCACAATGATACCCTGTGTGGATATCTTAGTGATGAGGGTATTGACGGAGGAGGTTTTGAGATACACTCAAGTGGCTCAGACTACCAAAGAAACTACAGTTTCTTGTTTAGATACCCAGACCCATCCACCAAATGTATTGACCCTATAGTCAAAGGAGGCCCAGACGAGCTTTACGCCAGAGCAAGATGGGAATCTAATATCTCCATACAGCTAGAGTCTGGAAGACATGTACAAGCAGACAGAATCTTGGGTGGAAGGGATAAGCTATCGCTTGTTAAAAGTAGTGGATGCTTTGGTTTACTTCTAAGAACAGATTTTAATACAGAAAAAAGCATACTAGACTTTGGTCCTGAAGGAATTATTGAAAGCGGTTACTGCAATAAAGACTTCAACTTCCTGTCTGCTTCTGGAGATTTTCAGTTACCTGATGGAAACATAAGTGGGCACGATATATCGGTTATGTATGGATCAATAGATTCTGGTGTAAAAGTAACTCAACAGTTTAGTTCCAGAATTAAAAATTGCAACACTTTACGTGGATTTAGATGGGTTTATCATGACGAAATAGATTCTAAGGCGTCTGGATGCGACGACTCTGGCTCTCCCCGTCACAACCCACTAGCATAATTAACTAAAGGTATATTTGATGAAAGATAGATTTTCACTTCATATAGACGATGGGCAACCAGAAATTCTGGAAGCTTTCACCGTAGTAAGAAATGGTTTTACCGGATCTCAGAAAGGTTTGGTCGGGATAACCAATATAGCTCACTCATCAAATCAAGAGCCAATTATCCCCGAAACCATCTTCAATGTACAGTCGTCTGCTGAGTCAAACGTAAGATTCTCATCAGTCTCACTTAACGAAAGTACACTTGAGCTTTTATCTAATGGTAATACAAAAGCTTCTGGACTACAGATTGCGTACGATCCGGGTTCACAAAGAATACACTTTTCTGCACTATCACCCTCTGGCTGCACAGGGATAGAGACAGGTTTTATAACGTCTACCAGCAATAACTTTGTAGGCATAGGAACAACAAAGTTTAACGACATAGATAAATTTACACCAAATTCTCCTTTAACTATCTGGCATAGTGGAACAACGAATAGCGGCACTATAGCTATAAAAGAACAAGCTACCTCTCCTTCCGCAACTTCCACCTTTGGAAAAATTTTCGTCAAGCAAGATGTTAATTGTGGTTTAAGACAGAGCTTATTTTTCTTAGACGATACTGGTCAAGAGTTTAATATTTCCCATCCTTCCGGAGAGTTAAAAACAGACAGCTTTAACAACACGTTTGGTGGTAGATTTGCTCCCAACTCCGCCTTCGGCTGTGCAACAAACGAAAACCTTCACTGTGATACCGTCTACGGGTTTGCCGCCGGATACAAGCTGAACGCTGGGGATCATAATACTCTTATTGGGTGTAACGCCGGTAGTGGTATAACCAACGGAAACAAAAACACTGTAGTTGGTAGTAACAACATTGCAAGACTAGACGTTAGCAATGTGATCGTCCTAGGTACTGACAACCTTAGTCCGGCTTTTCCTTCCGACGGGGAAAACGACTCCGCTGGGAGCATAGGAAACAACATACTCATCGGAACTGGGCTTGCTACAGACTACGACTTACAACCTAATACAATGCTTATCGGCTTTGGGTCTTCTCCGGTAGTGCAGGCTGGCCTTGGGGGAACAAATAACAGATTTCTTTCTGTTAATTCGCTTGTTAACGATAAAGCTTCAATATCTGTAATTAGCGAAAACAATGAGCTTTCTTTAACAGAGAAAGACGAGGTAAGAACTGAAGCTCACAATCCTCTTAGCAACGCAAATGTAGGCATTATAAACCTTAAAGACAAAGACTCCCCCTTACAACACAAAGGGATGGCCTCTCTCAGGTTTAGCAACCAGTTTAACGACAGCCAAACTCTAGTAGATTATGTTCCTAGTGGACTTATTCCTAACAGCACGCCTGTATTCACAACACCTTCTCGCCCAACTCCTTATGTAGCAATAAGCGGAGATTTATATTTAAACGGATCAATAAGATTCGCTGATCAAAGCGTGTTGGCCGGTGCTAAAGACTACGCCCTGTTTGCTGACTCGGGGGTTGGTAAAGTTCAAGAGGACACCAAAAGTACTTTTATTCTTGATTACACTAGCCTTTCCTTTGCTTCCAACTTAACACCTAGTATTAACGCTACTTCAAGCTACTTGGCCTTAGAAACCCCTTCCGGCGATGAAAGACTGGTTGGAAAAATAAGCATAGATGCTCTTGCTTCATATGTTTCTAGTGGCTACGCATCTGTATCAGAAAACTGCAACATGGTTTGGGCAGATGTAGACTCTGAGTCAAACATAGATGTTGTAAATAATTCTGGTTCTGTGTTTATAGGGTGTGGAGTAGGAGTACATGCCACTGGATGGAAAAACGGTGTATTTCTCGGGGCGCAGGCTGGTGCCCACGCGACAGCTTCTAATGCCGCCCTGTACGCAGATACTGCTCCTGTGTTTATAGGTTTTAGAGCGGGTTATGATGCGGACAACCTAGATAACACAATAGCAATTGGTACTGCTGCCGGTCAGAATGCAGATGAGTCATCAGATTCAATCTTTATAGGCTCCAGTGCCGGTCTCAACGCTTCAGGAAACAGAAATTGTATTGGTATAGGTGAAAATGCCCTTAACGGCCTAGATACCCCCGGACACGACTATCTTGGTGGTAACAGAAACATAGAGATAATAACCGGACTAGAAAATGATGAAAGATTACTATATTCCAGCGGTAATCTCAACGACAGAATAAATATCCAAAACGTTATAGCCGGTGATCACAAAAAGAAATTCATCAGTCTTGGCGATGCCACTGTCAGCCCACAATTCCCAGTGGAATCAAGAAGAGACGTAATTTTTCCCGGACACTCTGGCGTAAAACATATTCACGCATATTACAACGATAATGTAGTGGAGTCTACTGTAAATTCTTCAGGAGACTATTTATTCGTCAACAACGAAGCCGGAGGTTTTGAAGCTTGGTTTGGAAATCACGAAGGTTTCGTTACAGAAACGATAAACGCACCCTCTTCCTACTCAAATCCAACTAGCGGACTAATGAGAACCCAGACCGCAAGAAATAATTTTGGTACAGATAATCTTATATGGGTTACTAACAGAGATCCTAAGTTGGCAATTCATGGCCCCGGTTCAGACGGTGGAGCTGCCTTTGTTGTCACCATGAGAGTAAATGGAGAAAATAGGCCAGTTTATATAAGCTGCTCTGGAACTTAAATAGGACTTTGATATATGACCCAATGTTGTCAATGCGATGGCGTCACACCACCACCGGCTCCAAGCGGTTCTTGCTGCTTTGAGTGTGAATCTCCTACAGATTGCATAGATTATATTTCAGAGGGAGACTGCCTCAGCAAGCCATGTGGTATATGGTCTGAAAACGAGACCTGTGCGCAAAGAAACTGCGATGCCACTTGTTTTACCGGAAACTCTATTGTTGTTACAGATCTTGGTCCCAAAAAAATATCTGAAGTAAAAGTTGGAGACAAAGTTAAAACTACTTGGGACAAATTCAATACCGTAAAGCATATTGAAAACACCAAGCTTGGCAACAGGCGGTTGGTTTCTATCAACGACAGCCCTTTCTTTTTTACAGACGATCACCCTATATTCACAAGTCGTGGCCTTAAATCCTGCGACTATGAATCTTCGCGCATAAAATACAAAGATATTGACTTTGTAGGGAATCTCAAAGTTGGAGACATCATTAATTGTCCTGCTGGCGCTACAACTGTAGAGTCAATAGAATTTAAATCAGAAGATCCCGATACAGAATTATTTGACTTAGGACTAGATGGAAATAACCTGTATTACGTAAACGATTTTCTTTTTCATAATTGCACTTACCAAAATATATGTTGTTTTACTGAAACTTTTGGAGACCCCTCCCCGAATCTTTTAGCATGTGTTCAAAATACTTGCGGAGTGCATGTTACCCCAATAGAATGCTGCTACAGTAAAGGGTATTCAGAGACTATGTTTGCTAACACCGTCTTAGACTGTGACGAGTGTGATGAATTAACAACAACTACTACTACCACAACCTCAACAACTACAACAGGGCCCACTACTACCACAACCCCAACAACTACAACAGAACCCACAACTACAACAGAACCCACAACCACCACTACCACTACTACACCCCCAGCTAATAATGGTTGCTGTTTAGACGGTATATGTAGAGATGATCTTGATCAGGCTACTTGTGAAGCTCTAGGTGGAGACCCACTAAACCAGCCTTGTAACGACATAGTACAGCGAAAGATCGTGGCAGGGCAGATAGATCCTAACCCATGTGCATCTTGTTGTTGCCCCGAAAGTATAACTCAACCACTCTACTATTGGGCGGACTGTCCATGGTGTAGATTTGAGACCAACGATACGTTTTACGCTGAAGGTGTCGGTGGAGATAGATGTACATTCGTACAAACTTACGGAGATTATGGAACATTTGACTGCGGCGACGACTGGACTTTATATTACACTTGCAATCCCAGTACGGCGGAAGATTCTATTTTAAGATGGACCATATCTGGATCAACTTGCGCGGGTCTTCTAGACTTGAGGCGGAGGACCGATTCCGACTGTGATTCACCTCCTGAGTTAGACACGCAATATTTTAGATGCGAGGAGATAGGCGTAGATTGTCCTTGTTGTGGTCCTCCTCCTCCACCACCAACCATATGCACATGTCTTTACGCGAATTGTCAAGACTATGACGGAAGCCCTTGTGGTGATGAATACATCGTTTGTCCCGAAGGCTCGATTTTTAGCTGTGGCGATTGTGGGTGCGTTAGCCTCTCAACCACTCTCGGTCCAGAAACTACTACCACCACCACAGAATCTCCCACAACCCCAGATGGTGGTACTACCACTACCACCACCGAAGCTACCACTACTACCACTACCACCACCGAAGCTACCACTGGTGGTCCGGGAGACTGCACATGTCTTGACGGGAATTGTGAAGACAATGAAGGAAACCCTTGTAGTGATGAATACACCCTTTGTCCCGAAAGCTCGATTTTTGACTGTGCTTCCTGTGAGTGCGTTGATAATACCACCACCAGCGCTCCAGAATACACCACCAGCGCTCCAGAATACACCACCAGCGCTCCAGAATACACCACCAGCGCTCCAGAAACCACCACCAGCGCTCCAGAAACCACCACCAGCGCTCCAGAAACCACCACCAGCGTTCCAGAATACACCACCAGCGCTCCAGAAACTACTAGCACTACCACTCAAGACCCCTCTGGTTCTGGAGGTTATACTACATTTGAACCCTAAGTTTACTAGATAAACAAAACACAACAGATTAGGTCAGTACAGCCTAAAAGTGTATAAATTAATATAGGAAATCAAAACAGCACTATGGTGATTTTCACTAACCACTAGGAGGAAATTAAATGGAAAAAATACTAACAATAGGAATGGCTCACTTCTCTGATTACCACGGCGTTTATTTTACAATACAGGATATAATTAAAGAACTAATTTTTAATGACAGAAGAGACCTGCTGAGTAAAATAGAGTTTGTTGTAGTAGAAAACAACCCTGAAAGTAAGCACGCGACATTTGTAAAAGACCTTAGCAACAAACACTCTGGACTTGTTAGAGTTGTTGACTTAGTGGGAAGTCAGGGCACTTCCTGCACAAGAAACAAGGTAATAGAAGAAGCCAGAGGAAAATTTGTTTTGGTTATGGACTGCCATGTACTACTTTGTCCGGTAGTCAAAACCATAGAAAAACTTATAGAGTTTGCAAATTACAATGATAAATCAAACGACTTATATTGCGGACCTTTGGTTTATGATTCAGGAAAGTCGTTTTACACTCACTTTAACGACGAGTGGGATGGAGGAATGTGGGGAAGATGGGGAACCGCTTGGACCTGTGTCTGCGAAGCCTATAATTTCTCAGTTATAAATGACGGCAATAATGAATGTGAATTTGTAGAACTTGCCAGTCAAGAGAGAGTAAAACAATGCAAATATTGCGACAGAGAGTTTCCTAAATTACCATTTGGAGGACATGAGAAGAACTTAAAATCCCAAGGTTATGAGAGAGTAGGCTTAGACTCCAAAGAAAAGCCCTTTGAGGTTTTTGCTCAGGGGCTAGGACTGTTTTTAACCAGAAAGAATGCTTGGCTAGGCTTTAATAAAGACCAGTCAGGCTTTGGAGGAGAAGAGTGTTACATCAATGAGAAATACAGAAAAGCCGGAAGAAAAACTTTTTGCCTTCCATTTTTAAGGTGGTTACACAGATTTGGAAGACCTGAAGGTGTACAGTACGGCGTTTCAACAGAACAAAAGATGATCAATTATATCTTGGAGTTCAAAGAGATAGGATTAGATCCACAGCCAATCAAAGATCACTTTATCACAAAATTAAATGCGCCTCAAGAGCTTTTTGATGAGACTTGGAATAAAGATACAGCAAAAGAAGACCCAGACACGGCTATCCTGAAAGAAAAAATAGAGTTTTTACAGCAGCAATTAGCTAACTTGTCAGGTAAGAAGTGTTGTAAAAAATGACTGAGATAAAAATATGGCATTAATACTTTCAGACAGAGTAAAAGAAACTACAATAACCACGGGCACCGGGAGCGTTACGCTTGGCGGTGCTTTTGGTGGTTTCCAAACCTTTAGCGCTGCTATAGGAGACGGAAACTCCACATACTATGTTTTAGAAAATGATACCAGATTTGAAATTGGTATTGGAACCTATGACTCAGGCACTAATACTCTCTCTAGAGATACTGTACTCCAAAGCTCAAATAGCGATTCAAAAATTTCACTAAGTGGACTTACTACCGTTTTCTGTACGTATCCAGCAGATAAAGCCATATTCAAAGATATTTCCGGAAGGCTTTCTCTCAAAGATACTAACGCCTCTCTTTCAGGTATCAATGCCGCCAATATCAACTCAGACGGTAACGTTGGTGTAAGTGGACTACTAACACTAAGAAGAACTTCGGCTGGAAACTTCTTTCACGCCTATGTGGATGATTCTAATGATAGAACAATATCTCTATATCACGACGGAACAGTTTCTCCAGACTGGAGAATAGGACTTAAAAATTCTCCTAGCGATTCTGGTGCTGCACCTAGTTATGCCTACCTATACGCTGGTGATGGCAGTATTGGCCTTTACTCCAATTCAGACAATAGTTTGAACCTTTCTCATGGTGGCGGATTTAATATTGTCAACAAAGGAAATACTATCTTTACGGCCTACAGTACAACTGGCGTAGCCGTCAACTCCTTTTCCACGACCAACCCTTCTTTCGTTATCAAAGCAACGTCCACCCAGTCAGCAGATCTACAAAGATGGGTGGATAGCTCCGAGACTGTCATGGCGAAGGTCTCCAACGACGGAAGTATAACATCAAACACAATTACTACTACAGGAGACCTGTTAGTAGGCGGTGCAAATATAATAACACACATCTCCGCTAACACTGCCAGCGGAGTAGCGATAAGTGGCTGGGCACAGCAGTACGTAGACTCTAAAGATCACTCTGGTTTAGAAGCTAGCGGAACACTACAACCCCAAATAACTAAAAATGCTTCTGATATAATTGTAGTGTCAGGCTTAACCCAAGCTGGTGCAGACTTTATGCCTCACGCTTCTGGTGACTATTTTCTAACAGAGATCAGAGCAAACTCAGCCAGTGGATCAGTAAACGCGGCTGACATATTGGTAGTTTCAGGGATTGCTGATGCGGCTGGGCTTCCTGAAGCTAGCGGTGGTAGCATTACAGCCAATACAAACTTAATCCATAGCTCTGGAAACTTCCTGCTAGATCAAATACAAGCTAGTGGAGCTGCGGTATCAGGATTGTCCACCGTCGCTACAGCCGCCGTTTCCGGTTATGCTCAAGGTTACGCTGATGTTAAGATAACAAACCTTATCGATGGCGCTCCCGCAGCCTTAGACACGTTGCGCGAGATAGCTGATTCACTCAATGACAACACAGATCTCGCTGGTAGTCTAACTACACTCATAACCAATAACACAACAGCGATTGACAATATAGATTACTTTAATAAGATATCGGTTGCCGGTCAAGATCACATATTGGCTGACGGCGCTACAGACACGTTGAACTTTTCCGCAGGCTCCAATGTTACAATAACTACAGATGCGTCAACAGATACCGTGACGATTACCGCTGCATCTTCTGACAACAAAGTTGATGCCTCTGGAAATCTTCTTCTGGATGAGATAAGAGCTAACTCTGCCAGCGGACTTTCAAATCAAACCGCTTTAAATGGATCTGGGAATATACTACTGGCAGAGATATTAGCAAACTCAGCTAGTGGAGCAACGAACGCAGCAAACATAATTGTTGTCTCTGGGATAGCAGCGGACTCGTCGGCTGGACTACCTACTTCTTCTGGCGATCATTTCCTCTCAGAGATCAGAGCTAACTCTGCGAGTGGTTTAGTTATTTCAGGCATAGCATCGGCGGTGGGATCTTCTCTTCCCCAATCTTCAGGAGACTTTTTCTTAACTGAGATTAGAACAAATTCTTCATCTGGGAATTTTAATCTGACAGAGATTAGATCCAACTCAGCTTCTGGAGCGGCTAACTTGACCGAAATCAGGGCTAATTCCGCTAGTGGTAACTTCAACCTGACAGAAATCAGAGCTAACTCGGCTAGTGGAATAGGTGTATCCGGTATAGCTCATTACGCTTCTGGACACAACCTTCAAAGTGTTACAAATAATGGATCGACTACAACCAATTCGATAACCATTACAAATAATAATTTACTGGCTACTAGCGGGTTATTTGACTCGTTAGACATGACACCTATGGCAGAAGCGGACTATCCGCTACATCAAGAAGGTGTTGTATTTTATGATAATGAAAACCACACGCTTAGTTTATACAATGACGAGGCGGACGTAACATTACAGCTTGGTCAAGAGCAGTTTTTAAGAGTTAGAAACAATACTGGAGCAACCATCACAAATG